CTTGATCTTATCTGCAATGAAAGATTTGTTGAAGAGGGACTCCGGAAAACTATTGTTGCCAAGCTTTGTGCCGGATATTTGTGAGGTGTCCCAACTGATAGTCGTCAGTGGGTACTCTCTGTTGAGTGCTCTGTTTATGTCGTATGTCTCCATATTAGCAGAGCGGTAAGGCTCCTGGTAGACCTCGTCTGTGACAGCAGTCTCAGATATGGGACCAGTTTCCTCATAGTTACCTATTCTGACGTCTTGTGATACATCAGTGTCATTAACAGCACGTTCGGTAAACTCCGTGTTGCGGCTTGCTTTAATCGTTTCAGGATATAATAATTGCAAAAAGGTTATAGTTCTCCAACTATTTGGAACCATAGTAAAGAGTGATGTCGGAAAAATCCACGGCATACTCTCTAGTGTACATCCCCCTATGGTAATACCACCAATCATGTCTTGCCTTAACGACAGCTGAGTGGAGGGAAGAGATGTCACTATCTTTGTGAGACTTGACACAGTCTGCAATGGCACGAGTCCAGTATTCAAATGTGTCTTTGTCATAATGCGAGAGCTCAAGATAAAAGCACTGCAATGTTGACAGAAAGATGTCAATCTTTCTATCCTTTCCCCTCATCCAGTACATCATCTCAATGATGGTGTGCATAGATAGGGGGGCCTTGTAAACGCCTTGCATAAGAACGAAGCGTCTACCTAGGTAACTGACTGTGGATATACTGTCAATTGGGTCCACCTCTTGTTTAGAGAAGTGCGTGAGGGTCATACCGAACATTTCCTTAAAGTGGGGGACAAGATCAGAAACACGAAGGTCAGGTATGTCGGTGAACAATATGAAATCATCGCCGTAACAAAAGAACCAAAACTGTGTGTTAGTGAGCTTAAGGCCCACTGTTAGCACAGTGTGCAGCATTAGACAATTCTTAACAGAATTATTAAACGCTGTGGCAGGTTCACCACTGGCTGTCGTGTCAACTGTTTTGTACACCTTGCCCTCACAAATGTGAGTGGCTTCGTAACTCTTGCTAAGTATGAGCTTCCGAGCCGTGGCATTGACTGGGCCATCATTGTACCATTCATTGATCAAATCAGCCGCAACTTCCGACACTGAGGTGGGGACATTCCTGTCGAATTTAGAAAAATCCCCAGACACTACAGAACCATTAAATGCTGTGGCTTTGTTGGCTAACATCGTCCACTCAATGCTGTGTGGGTTAATCCCTACAGATATTGGGTGGGTGGCACACTTGTCCTGTACGTAGGATATCATGTGACCAAGGTATTTTCGACCCAACAAGGTGTAGTCGATCGGACCAGCACCGATGGTTCGAGCACCCTTGCCACGAGGTCGTGTCTCATCTTTGAGACAATCAAGAAAAAGAACCTCCCTGTCTTCACCTCTAAGGAAAGAATCCTCAAGTAGTGATACAGCGTCGGTTAAATCCTGAGTCGGCGTCATACGACCAGTGACCTCATCTTTGATGATCCACGCACTCTTTCCAGGCCCCCCTCGCTTATTAAAAGGGTAGCCTGGAGATGTGGAGTAATTGACACAATTATAGTTCAACTCTGGAGATCCATTATACATCTCGTCATCCGTGAGATTGCGA